GCGCCTGATACAGACGCACAACCTCCTGTGCCTTGCCATACACCATGATCCCCAAAGACGGGGATTTCAAAATGCGGGAATACGCAGGGGCGTTACGGTAAATCTCAACATCGGTCAAGAAACTATCAGCCATTCATCGACTCCAACTTGAACACAACCCAAACCTGACCAAACACAGGAACCTCATGGGGCTGCTCCCAAACAGGATGCCCAACAACCGAATAGCGTTCACCGTTCCCGCGCTCAATCCGGTCCCTCGCCTTCAGATCGGCACCTTTCGCCACAAACACATGCGGAGTACCGTTCGCGGACTCGGCGCGATCAAACTCGCCCATCGACCGGGACAAACCACTGCCCCAATCGAAAGCAACCTCAACCTCACCCACAACATCCTTCGACACATTTCCTTTACGGTCAGTGCCGCCACGGTAAACAGTGACCGACTCAAGGGCGATCATTGGGAATCCACGACTGCTCGTAGCCAGGATCATTCGGCCAAATAACCGGCATCGGTTGACCTTCCACATACAGATGCCCGATCCGGCCCCAGTTAGCCTTCTCGCCGCGAGAAAACCCGACAGTGAAAAGACCGTTGTTCGACTTCGGGCGGTGCCGCTTCAGAATCGACAACTCGGCCAGCGTGAAGAAATCCTTCGGCGGCTTCTCATACGACTTGGAGAACGGCCCCATCGACTCCTGGGTAACCCCATCAGGATTAACCAGAACACGCCGCGCCGCCGCCAGCACAACATACATAACATCGGACGGCACTCCGACCGGAGCGTCAGGCCAAGGCTGGCCCGAAACACTTCTTGCCCAGGCGGATACCGCATCAAGAATGATATCCGCCTGGTCAAGATCGGAACCGGAGAACGTCCGCTTCATCAACCTCTCAAGGTCAGATACGGACGCTAACGGATTCATAGGGTTTAGTTTTCAGCCTTCGGAGTGGCGGGAGCCTTCTTCGGCGCAGCACCAGCAAGCTTCATCTTCACACCGCGAACGAAAGAGCCGTCCTTCTCAGTGATGACCTTGTAGCCGGTGAACAAGTCAACCAGCGAACGCAGACCGATTTCGCTGTACGACCAGTCGGCCAGCCAGCGCAGAGCCACATTGTCGGCACCATAGGAAGCCGAAGCAACAATGCCCTCAGAAATCTTTGGCGCACGGTTGACGTACACGAAAGCAGTCGGATGCCACTCGTAAGCAACATCAGGGTCAATCGCGTTGGAACGGAAAGCCGACATACCGGCAATCTGGCCCAGGTAAGCACGCCGCAGAGCGTTGTTGTCACCCGAACGCTCCGCATAACGGAACTGCGGGTCTTTCAGGATCGCGGCCTCGACCGCGCTGCCCACAACCAGCACACGGTTCTGATCCGGCACATTCGCGTCATTCAGCTTCTTACGGCCGTCAACGAAAGCCGGGAACGTGTCAGCCGGGTCAATCTCAATAACCTCGTCATACGTTGCCGAATCAATCAGTTCAGCGATCAAATCCTCAAGCTTGTAGGCAACAGCCGAAACCTGGGGGAAAAGAACCTGACGGGCGAAATCACGAATGTCGAGAGTCCGCTGCTCATCAGTGAGCTTGATCGCGGAGTACACATGCTCAGTGAGTTGCACCGGGATGTTGTGCTCGACCAGATCGTCCGTAGTCAGGCTGCGATCAGTGTCGCGCAGAGTACGAGTGTGCGCCCCGGCAATCGCAGGAACGCGGATGTTGATGGTGTCGTTGGCGGAGCCTCCGAAATCACCAAGACCATCGGTGGTCACAAGTGCCTGAAGCACCCGTTGACGCTGAAGAATCTCGACCGCAGTCTCAACAACGAGACTCGGCTTAACAAAAACATGTCCAGCCAATTTAGCTAACCTTTACAAAGGGTCCACACATATCCATATGTGCAGACGATTCAGTTTTCAAATTAAAAGTTGAGGAATCCACCCATTTTGTCAACGATGCTTTTCGCGTTCTCCTCAAGCTCAGGCTCCGCATTGGTGGCCTGAACACTCACCTTCGGAGCCTGCGTAAGCGGCGCACCCTGGCGTTCGCTGCGAGGCAAACCCTCAAGCATATCGTTAATGTCGGAGATAATCTCGTCGTCGGTGTCTCCCTGCACCCGGCCCCAAAACTTTTCCGGCAAACCCATCTCGCGTGCCAAAGACTCCACAACGCGGGTCCGTTCAAGTTTCTGATACCGGTCATTCGCCTCAGCCAAGCTTTGCTCAAGCTCAGTCAGACGCTTGTCCTTCTTCTCATCCACAGAGAGCTTCGCGTCCTCAAACCCCTTGAGCCGTGACGCAAGTTCATCAACCTGCTTCTGATACTTCTTCTCCGCGCTCCGCTGTGCGCGTTCCAGACGGCCCTTCAACACATTCTCAAGAGCCTCTTGCGATTCAATTGGGCGGAACTCCGATGCCTCAACTTCGGTAACTTCATTCTCGACCGCTCCGGAGTCGGCCGGACTGTCAGTTACCGGAGCCTCAACCGCGACACCCAAGGACTCAGAAGCTTTACCGCTTCCCCCGCCCACAGCCGCCAGAGCCTCGTCAACTACTGCCGAATCATTGATATCCACAACAACTTCCCTCAACCAGCCAATTCAACGGCGCAGGCTGTCACGCGCCTTCCAGGGACAACCCCTGTAACTTCACTTCAGGAAAATTAAGCCAACTGCTTCAACTGCCGGTTAAACCACGCCACCTGAGGGGCCTGCTCACCCAGCCGGTCAGCCACCAAATCCCTGTTACGGCGAACCGCCGCCAAATCAACCGGAGGTTCCTCCGGATACGGCTCAGGACGTACATACCTGCGCCGAAACTCTTTCAGCCCGCCAGGAGAATCACTCCACTGCTTCAGGAAGAACCTGGCACGCTCGTCATACTTGTCGTCCCGGCTATACACCGGCCGCAACTGGCACTTGCAATGATCGTGAACCTTCGCAGGCCCATCGCCCACAAACTTTCGGTTCGACGCATTGAAAGCGCCCTTAGCCAAATACACCGCGCCCTGCGAAGCCAACACCGCGCAGAAATAACACGGCCCCGTAGCCGAATCCTCAGTGAAACGGGCGTAGCCAACCGGCTTACGCTCCCGAATCCGCTCAGCCGCATCCGCAGCCACAAGCTGCTCGACCTCACCCCGGCCACCATTCAACGCAAACTTCACGCCAGCCCCGGTGGAGTTCAACTTCCCCCACCCCATCAACTCGTCTACAAGCGAACCTAAATCGCCCTCCGGTATAGACTGCCCAGAGCGACCCGAAAGTGCGCCAGAATCGCCGCCAGGGGCCGCAAAAGTGGTACTGGTGGCCTTCTTCACCGCAGCAGGGCCGGTAGCACGCATCGCCAACTGGAAATCCCGCACCGGGAACTCCGTATCAATCTTCACCAACGGATCAGACAAAGGCTCAGCAGCCCACTTCGCGCCCTGAACGTACTCAAAAGCAACCTGCTCAGAAACCCGAAACTGCTGCTCCGCTTGCAAAGTCGACGCATGAAGCCACGCAGGAGTTGTCTCATCAAGCTCACCGAACCGCAAAATCGGCCACAACAGCGACAAACCCGCCGCCGTCGTCGCAGCAATCTCCTGCTGCTCACCCACATGCTTCACAGCAAGATAAAAAGCCAAATCCTCAAGGGCAACAGGCTCATCCGCCAAAGGCTGAGACACCGAAACCCCCTACCTACTGAGTATCCGGCCCAACATCGACCGGAGAATCAGACACAGACGGCGTATCAGGATTCTGATTACCGTTCTGCGACTGCTGATTACCGTAAAAACGCAAGAACTCGGCCTCAGGCGACTGCTCCAACAAGTTGTCCCACCACATACGGGCCTCATCGTCAGTAACACCAGGAATCTTCCGCCAAGTAGCCCACTTAGGCACACCAAGCATTTGGGCCGCTTTCCCCCACGCATCCACAACCTGCGACAAAGAACGAATCTCAGTGTCAGCCCACGTCACAGAAGCCTCAAAATCGGCAGCCGCAACATCATCGCCCTCCACATGCGCCGCCAAACGAAGAAGCTGATTATGCGAAACCCCGAAATTGACCTTCCGCTCAAACAACTTCTGCGTAGTAGCCGCACGCGCAGCAGCCAACGCATCCGCAGACAAGTTAACCAGGCGGCTCGACCACGACGGCGGCAACTGAGCCACCGACTCCAACGTCGCAATATCCGACTCAAAAGCACTTACGAACGGATTCAACGCAGTCTCCGGAATCACCCCGAAACTCGCATCCGGATTGCCCGTCGCCAACACACGCCGATTCTGCGAAAGCTCATACTCCGCATCCTCACGGTCAACATCAGACGCATCCGCCGTCAACTCATCCAAACCAGTCGCCGTAATGATCTTGAAGCTGTTGTAATGCTGGCTCAGAAGCCGGTCATACAAAGTCTTATCAATACGGCTGGCAATAGGAACCAGCTTCTCAACCTCGCCAAGAACCTTCCCGTCCAAGTCCATAGTGTTGAGATACCGCACAATCGGAACAACACCAGTGCCGTGATAAACTTGCTTAACGGGCAAGTTGGCTGGGAAATCTCCCGCAGAAGGCATCGGAACGTCATACCAACGCTCATCATCAAAGAAACGCAGCGTCTTGCCGTCCTGCAACAACACCAAAGCGTACTTCGCCCAATCGTCGGCAACATTGTCCTCATACAGAGCTAGACAACGGCGCGGCGACCAGCCACGCAACACAGCCTGATTCTTACCATCCAGCGCAGTACCCAACACCACAGACGCATACGCATACCCGTAAGTGAACGCCGACCGGTGAATAGCCACCTGGCGGGCCTGCATCTGATTCGCATTCCACGTTTTCCACGGCCCAGGAATGTTCTGCTTGCTGCCCTCAGCCCGGTAACCATCCACATACAAACACTGCGTGAACGAATCGACCACCAAACCAACCCACGGCGTTTTCGCTAACGCCAACAACGCACGCTTCTCCGACGTAGCATCCGTATCAAGCAGATAATCCGGCTGCAAACCAGAAGCCCACCGCTTAATCTCATCGTTGACCGTCTTGGTTTTCAAGAAATGCGGATAGATGATTTCAGCGACATACTCCCGAACCTCACCAGGCTTAATGCGAGAAGGTATCTCAACACCATAACCGGTGTTATAGCGATTAGTTTCGCTCGTATAGTAACTCAACGCCTCTTAGCCATTCTGTATTTGCGTGGCGCAGCAAGCGTGCGCTCAACGTCCACCAAAGTCAGGACATGGTTGGCGTAGCTCGCCGCCACGATCCCCGTAATGTCCACCGACGTACCACGCCGCAACCAACCCCAGCCGCCGCCACGCTCATTACCAATAAGGTACTTATCGGCACCGCCCAAACCGGACTTCAAATGCGGATCGTCATAATGCGTCAACGACCGCTCAGCAATATCCGACTCAAACCTCGCCGTAGCGCGACCAACCTCCTGCTGCGACAAATACACAACCTTAAAACCAAGCTGCTCAAGCTCAGGCCCAAACATGCCCGACTTACCGCCAGCCTGCAAAGCAACAGCCACCGGGCAATGCTCCGAAGCAACCATCCGCCTAAACGTAGGGATAACCCAATCGGTGCCCCTATCGTTCTTCACAACCTCAACATGGGACCGCTCAATCAAATCCCGGCCAGCACCTACAATGCTCGCCCACTCCATCTGCGGAGCCACGTCAAGAGCAACAACCCGATCACCCACAATTGGCGACACACCATCAAACTCCCGCGTACACGCTTCCCAAGCATCAAACGGAACAACACTCGTCATAGCCGGGTCATCCCACATCCCCAAATGCTCGCGGGCGAACTCCTGCACAGAAAGCGTCATAAAGTTATCTTCAAGCGCATCCAACGGCGCAATACCATCCACACCCAACGACGGATTAGCGATACGCCAATTCTCCCGATCAGTCGGATCAGCACCCTCAGGGCACGACCACTCCGCGAACAACAAACGCGGATTAGACCCCTCAACACCCTGCTCGCGGAACCGCGACAAAACCTCACTGGTATCAAACCCAGCCGAAGAAGTCAGCCACAACTGACGGCGCTCAGCCGCCTGCATAATCGGCTTAAAACTACCCATCTGCCGGTCATCCAAAGCAAACGCCTCATCAGCCACCACCATGTTGATGCGAGTAATCCCACGCATCGACCCATTCCCCCTGGCCCGATACCGGATAAACCCGCCATTGCGGTGCCGGATGGAAACCTCAGCCCCGCCATGAAGGTGAGGATGCAAGCATTCCTCGTCCAAATCGCAACTCTCAACGATGCCCTTCAGTTCCTTCCACGCATCGTCAGCGGTGGCGAACTCATGAGCGGTGTGGATAATCCGTTCGTTCAAAAGGAACAGACCCGCCAACTCCCTCACATAGACAACGAAGTTCTTCCCGTTCTGACGCGGCGTAATGAGACAAACATTCGACGCAGAGAACTTCGGAGTCCCATTAGAAGTCCTCTCCTTCGACTCCCCCAACGACTCCCGAATCAAAGTCTCCTGCCACGGCAACAACCTCAACCCGGCAAGCTCAGCCAAATCAATCGCATCATCACCCAACGTCGTGTGATACAGCGGAAAATTACTCAGCCTCGGAGCCTGGTAACCCACAAGCTCCGCAACAGCCGCCGTCAACCCGCAGCCCTCGCAGCACGACGCACCGCAAGCTGATCCCGAATGCTCCGATCCCCAGAACGAACCTTCGGCAACTCACCAACACCCAGCTTCGCCAACACCTGAGACAACGCCGACGTAACCATCCGCAACTCAGACAACACCGGATTAATAGTCTCAGTCCCCTGCGAATTAATCGTCGTCAAACGACCACCCACCGCAGCCGACAACTCATCAGCCTTATCCGCCAACCGCGCCGCATTCAACGCCAACGCACGATGAGCCGCAGAAACCTCACGACCAGCCACTAAACCCTCAAACAACTCCCGGCCAGACGGCCCCAAATCCTCAGACATAAATACACCCCTCATAACGTTAATTGCATATTTGCTGGACAGGCCCACAGAGCAGAGTGAGCCGAAGGTCGGATTTTCCCCAGGAACCGCCAGAGAGAGAAAAGACGCTGGCCGTCCGTGGC